GGTGGTGTGGGCATCACGCTTACCGCGGCATCCGATGTCTTGTTTGTTGAGCAGGGCTGGACGCCCGCAGAGCATGACCAGGCCACCGATCGCTGTCACCGCATAGGACAGACCGCTGATGTGGTGAGTGCGTGGTACCTGTTGGCCGAGGACACGATCGATGACGACATCTACGAACTCATTGAGAAGAAGAGGGTTGTTGTCGACTCCGTGACCGACGGTGATGAAGACATCCAGGACAGTGTTCTGAACGACCTCGTCAAGAGGTTGATAGCGAGGACGAAGTGACGCAGATTCCCAAGTATGTAACCGCACTGGACGGGTTCAACCCCGCCGACTGGATTGAGTTACAACAACTCGCGGTGATGCTGGACGAGACTGGCGACCAGTGGTCGGCAGTTCTAGGTCTGGCGTCAACCCACGTTGGCAGTGGCCAAGACCCGGCGTTGACAACATCGTTGGTCCACAACATCGCCGTTTCCATGATGGCCCGCCTGTCAATGCAACTAAACAAGAGGCTCCAAGTCTTCTACGGGTGGGAGATCATAGACAAGAAGACGGTAATCACCCTGGGGGACGAGGGGTTCGTCGCCATGAACGGTGTGATGATTGACGACCGAGATGTGGGATTGGTTCTTGTTACCGAGAAGCACCTGAATGAGCCAGAGACATTTCCGATAACGGTTCTCAGGTACAACGCCATTTGGAAAGTAGAAATCAACAACGACGAATGCGCCTGGGAAGGGATGGTCGATTTAAATGGCTGAGGTGGTCAGGGGGTTCCGCAATTGGCAGCATCTCAGCAAGATAGCGACCACCTACCCGTGGGACGACTGGTTCGACGGGCAACAGTGGAGGCTTACCGAGGCGGACCTTGCGAAGATGCCCTTCGATGATTTGGCGAGGTATGCCCACAAGAGGGCCACTCAAGTGGGGATCAAGGTGAAGTGTAAGCGGATTGAATACAACAGCGAAACCAGGAGATTCGCGGCGATGATCCTTGAGGCCACCTGCCCGATGTGTAAGGACATTCATAGTGATCTCGTCGCCAGGGGAAAGACAAAGGCCTGCTTTCTTGACGGCTTCTCATCCAAGTTCAACAGCAGAGAGTTCAAACGTCTTAGAAAAGAATATCTAGCGGGGACCATTACTGGTTTCGGCTATCGAAAAGTGGATTAGGTCCACAGGGAGGAAAGAAATAATGCCAAAGAAAAGAGCGGTAGCGAATACCGACATCATCAGTAATGTTCTCGAAAGCCATGAGAGCGTGCTGCGAGCCAAGGCCGCCTACAGGTTGGCCCAAGAGAACCACCTACTCGTGCTTCGTAATGCCAGGAGTCAAGGGGAGACCCTAGAGAATCTGGCTGAGGCGCTGGAATGCACCAAGCAGTGGATTCACAAGTGGACAACCTTCGGTCGCGATCACAACAAGGTCTACGCTAAAGGGGTATGACGAACATTGCCGTTGATCTCCAGGAGAGCGCTGTGCCGATTGATTCAGTTCAGTCGCACCCACGCAACCCCCGCAAAGGGGACATCCAAGGGATAGCAGAAAGCCTGCGGGTAAACGGCCAGTATTCACCCGTGATTGTCGATTCTCGCAACGGCAATATCTTGGCGGGGAACCACACATGGAGGGCAGCGAAGTCCCTGGGTTGGGACACCATCGCTGCTCTCCGTGTCGACGTTAACGACCAGCAGGCCAAACGTATTCTGTTGGCCGATAATCGGACATCCGACCTCGCCACTTATGACCGTCCGAACCTGATTCAACTGATCGAATCATTGAGGCCAGACTTAGAGGGCTCCGGTTGGGATGAGCGCTCCCTGGAGAGACTCCACCAACTTGACGAGGCCGACGAGGACATCTTCGGTGGCCTTGATCCCAAGCAGTCGAATCTAGGTGAGACCACCAAGAAGATTCATGTGGGCAAGAATTTGCTCCTGATAGCCGCTGAGCATTTCCAGGAGTGGTTCGAGGCGATGGGTGATGCCAAGCAGGCCATTCTGACCGTGAGGGAAAGGTTGGGGCTCACGGAAGACCCTGAGCCCAAACCAAGCAAGGAGGGGAAACGGTGGGGGCATATCTCCGGTGAGACCCCCCAACACTCTGGGATGGATGCCTGCGTGTGGGTGCCGGTCGATTCCCTGGAGCCCCACCCAGAGAACGCACGCCAGGGTGACATTGGGGCTATCTCGGAGTCACTGAGGATCAACGGCATCTACCGCCCCCTTATAGCCCAGGAGTCTTCCAACCTCATTCTTAAGGGCAATAACACTTGGCAGGCAGTGAAGTCTCTCGGGTGGGAGACGGTGCCGGTGGTCATGCTGGACATCGATGACGACGACGCCCGTCGTGTGATGTTGGCGGACAACCGCCTCGCTGATAAGGCTGGTTACTTCAACGCCGCCCTCGCTGAAGTTCTGATGGACCTTGACAGCCTGGACGGGACGGGGTTTTCCCCAACAGACATTGACGACGTTCTTAGGGATCTCCCCCAGGAGCGCGATCCGGCATCTGCCATCGGTGCTCCGGCGGATGTCCGCCGTGTGGCCACCCTTAAGGTGGGGGCCATCAATACCTCTGTGTGTGGCAAGCAGTACGCGGAGTGGGAGCAGAACCTGATCGCCGAGGGCTATATGAGCAAAGAGGAACGGGGCCTTCGTATCGGGCAGATGCTCAAGTTGGAGCCGTCACAGTTCGAGGTCTGGGCGTCGGTCGCTGATCCAACAACAGGGAATAAAGAGTTTAGGAATGGATGATGGCTGGGAGAAAACCGAAGTTTGTCAGCGTTCAACTGGTCGACATCGAGACGCTTTCCAAGGCCCCGTATAACCCGAGGCGCACCGACCCTCACCGGTACGAACTTGTAAAGACCTCACTCAAGAAACTTGGGTGGCTGTTACCCATGTATGTCACCCCAGAGGGCACCGTCCTGTCGGGCCACCAGAGGCTTGACGTAGCACGCGAACTGGGGTCCCAGAAGGTCCCGGTTGTGGTGCTTTACGACCTGGACCACGAGCGTCGTCGTGGCGTGAACATCGTGTTCAACAGGGCTACAAACGACATGCACAAGCATGATTCCGGCGAGAGCCTGTCAGAGCGGCTTCCGATGTCCATTGTCGAAGAGGCGATCAAGGGGATGCCAGACATAGAAGTTGATTCAGATGCCTGGTACCCGTGCCTCTACATGCAGACGACGGACACTAGGGAACTCATGGGAAAGAACATCACCCACTTCATCCCTCATGCCATTAGACAGGCCGAGAGCCTGTTCCACTGGGCTAAGACCTCGATACCTATTGTGGCGGTTCCCTCAGGAAAGGTGGTCAACGGGATTGGGAGGCTCCAGCACGCCTCTGAGACGGGCATCTCCGATGTGCAGGTGGTGACGGTCAGTCCGTTCGTGGCCGATCTGGCTGGCGTGATGCTCAACAATCTGTCGATGGACTTTGACTTAGAGGACAAGTACGCCGATGTTCTCCGCTACAACTCATTCAGGAGAGCCTCGAACCGGCAGGACCACCTAATGCCAGCCATGTGTACGGACATGATTACAGCCATGTCGAAATCAGGGTCGACTCAAAGGTCGCCGTCGGTGTTTGACCCAAAGAACGAGAAGCATGTCAAGGCGTGGAAGCGCTGGTACGGGGAAACGGTCCTCGACTTCGGCGCTGGCCTTCTGGACAAGTCCCTGACGATGCGGGACACCATGGGGGTCGACTGTGTGGCGTTTGAGCCGTACTACACGGGTGGCAGGGATGTTGGCTTTGACATCGAGGGGGCCAGATACGTCACTGACGTATTCCTGGAAAGAGTGGCCAACGGCACGGAGTTCGACTCGATCTTCCTGGCCTCGGTGCTGAACTCGGTCCCCTTCCAGCGGGACAGGGAGCACGTTGTTCGTATCGTGTCTGCCCTGAGTAACCCAGGGACCGTTGTCTATGCGGGGGCGATCTCCAGGTCGGCGGATCGTTACTTTGCGGCGATGGGGTTAAAGGACAACATCTCCAACCATGAGACCCAGTTCGACTCGTCATTTGCGGCAGGCTATGAAGAGGGTGTTGTCGTGTCCGACCTAATGAAGCACCCGAAGGTACAGAAGTATTTCTCGATCGACGAGTGGCGCGAACTTTGGCTACTGGGCTTCTCCGACGTACATGCGTATTTATTCAAGCCGAACAAACTCGTCCATGCCGTGTGTCGGGACCCGAAGCCCGTAGACCCCACGAGGCTCTGTGAGGCGATCCGGTTCGAGTTCGATCTCCCATACCCCGAAGGGACCCTGGATCGCTCTGAGCAGGCCCTAGATGCCTTCTCGCAGCGTTTAGAGATGGCACTCTAGGATAAGAGATATGCCGTACAGGATCGTCCAAGGACACCCCAAATGCTCGACCTGGGCTGTGGTCAAGGAAGCCGGTAATAAGTTGATGGGCTGCCATAAGACTAGGGGGAAGGCCCAGGCGCAGTTAACCGCGCTGAACATGGCTGAACATGGCAAGGCGACCTACACCACCAGGGAAGCAGCGGTGCGTCGCGCCAGTGAGATCGGGTGCTCGGGGGCCCACAAGATGGGCGAAAGGTGGATGCCCTGTTCCTCCCATGCCGCCTACGAGAGGGTTTCGGGCGACGGATACAAGGGCGACATTGCCTTTGGCCCGTCCGGGAGGATCATTCTCCAAGACCTGAATGTGGCTTTGAGTAGCAACTTCCACGAGTTGCCCAAGAATCGCCCGATGTCGAAGTTTGTCACAGGGGTCGAGGAATACCGCCCCTGGCTGGTGGAACTATTGAAGCAGGAGTACGTCATTCTTGTAACTGCCCGTTCGGTGGCCTATGAGGACATGACCCTCCAGCGGATAAAAGAAATGACGGGGTGGCAACCAGACGACTGGTGCTTCAACCCTTGGGAGGAAGACGAAAAAACGGCGATGCGGCCACACAGGGCGAAGGCCAGGTTCCTCAAGGAGATCATCATGCCCCGGTATGGAGACGACCCCTCGTCGTATTTCGCGATTGAGTCGAACAAGTTTTCGCGGTCTATGTACAAGGCCAACAACATCGAATGCCGCGACGCCAATCGGGACGACACCCAACCCTGGAAAACGCTGTTACCGTAAACTGTGCCTATGCAGGACACAGTCGTTCAGGATGGCCCGTGGGAGTTCAACGAAGAGGTCGCTTCCGTGTTCGAGGACATGCTCGAACGCAGTATCCCCGACTACCCGATCATGCGACAGGCGGTAAACGCCCTGGCGTTCAAGTCGCTAGGGGGCCCCAGTGACACCTCGGTGCTCGACGCCGGTTGCTCTGATGGTCTAGCCATAGAGAGTCTCGACAATTACGCCAAAGAACGAGACCACTCGATCGCCGCTCTTTGCGGCTTCGATGCGTCTGCGCCGATGCTGGATGGTGCCGAATGCCGTCGTGATCGGCGCTGGGATCTCAGGACTCACGATCTCAGAGAGCATCTACCGTATGGCAATAACCAGTTCGATGTGGTTCTATGTATTCTCACGCTTCAATTCACACCCGTAGTCCACAGGCAGCGTATTCTTGACGAATTGACAAGGGTTCTACGATGGGGTGGACGACTGATCCTGGTGGAGAAAATCCTTGGATTCACCCCAGAGTTGGATGACGATATGGTTTCTGCGTATCACGACCACAAACGTGACATGGGCTATTCGGATGAACAGATTGAAAGAAAGAGGCTCAGTCTCCAGGGAGTGTTGGAACCACTAACCGCGCAGCAGAACGAACTCATGTTAGAGAACAGTGGTTATTTCCAGACCGACTGTTTCTGGCGGTGGATGAATTTCGCAGGGTGGGTTGCCTTGAAGACCTGGGCGACTGAAGAGGATTCACCGGCACGCACCGCGTATCCCTTCTTGGATCGTCCAGCATGACCGACCGACCACTTCTGATTTCCAAACAGAAGCGCGAGAACCTGCTTAAGTTGATCGCTGCTGGGAACTACCAGAGAACTGCGTGTCGGGCGGCGGGGATTTCCGAGTGGACGCTCCACGAGTGGAAGAAGCGGGGCGAGGCGGCCAGGGAAGATAAAGAGCGCGGCATCGACCTGACCGAGGCCCAGGAGGAACTGCTCTGGTTTGTCGACGAACTCGAAGATGCCAGGGCTAAGGCCGAGGCCACACTTGTCGCCAGGTGGTACACCGAAGCGGCTGATGGCGACTGGCGGGCGGCGGAGAGGTTCTTAGCAAAGGCCTTCCCAGAACGCTGGTCTGATCCTGCTACCCGTCTTGAGATAACAGGAGCCCAAGGGGGGCCTGTTACTCAATTGTCGGCCCACATGCACATGCTGCAAGAGGCTGACACCGATAGACAGCGTAAAGTGTTAGAAGCGCTGGTTGAATCCGGCGACTTGCCAGAGAACGTCTTGGAGGCATGGGATGGCGACAGCGGAGATCAGGGACCAGTTATCGACGCTGATGTCGTGGAGGACCCCGTGCAACATGACGATCCCCCACCTACCACATCCGAAACAGCAAGCGTTTCTGACCTGGAACACAACTAGAGAAGCCCTCTTCGGCGGAGCCGCCGGTGGCGGCAAGTCGGACACGCTGTTGATGGCAGCGCTCCAGTATGTCTGCGTGCCTGGCTACAGCGCTCTGTTGATGCGTCAGACGTTCCCCCAGTTGTCTGGGGCGGACGGCTTTATCGATCGAACCACCGAATGGCTGAAGGACCAGGGGGCTGACTACAACGTCACCAACAAGCGCTGGACCTTCAATTCTGGTGCCACAGTGACACTTGGCCACTGTGAGCGGGACGAGGACCGTTACAACTTTCAGTCGTTCGCCTACCAGTTCGTCGGTGTTGACGAATTGACACACTGGGCCACCGACAAGGTCTATCTCTACATCGGCTTCTCTCGTGTGCGTAGGCCCAACCCCGACCCGAACCTGAAGGCTTGCCCGCATTGTGGGTTGACCCTGGCTGATGTTCCACTACGGATTAGGGCCGCCACGAACCCTGGGGGGCGGGGGAACGACTGGGTGTATGAGAGGTTCGTTCTCAATGCGTCTGAGGACAGGAAGTTCATGCCCGCACGGATTGCGGACAATCCATCGCTGGACCGCCTCGCCTATGAAGCCAGCCTTCAAGAGTTGGATGCCGTAGAGCGCGCTCGCCTGTTGGAGGGGAACTGGGAGGTCACCGAGAAGGGCGGGATGTTCGAGCAGGACTGGTTCGAGTTGGTCGACACTCCCCCAGAGAAGATGAAAAAGATTCGGTTCTGGGATCTAGCGGCGACCGCTGAAGCGAAGGGGAAAGACCCCGACTATACGGTTGGTGCGTTAGTCGGCCTAAACGAAGGGCGCTACTACGTTTTAGATATACAGCGTGCTAGGGGGACCCCAGCGGAGGTGGAAAGGCTTGTCAAGAAGACGGCGGAGATGGACCCAACCGATGTCCAGATATGGATGGAACAGGAGCCAGGGGCCTCGGGAGTTAACACCATTGACTACTACGCGCGACACGCTTTGGTGGGATACCCCTTTAAGGGTGTCCGATCCACTGGGAGCAAGGAGGAGAGGGCGAGGGTCTTCTCGACGGCGGCGGAGATGGGTAACCTAAGAC